TCCCCGTGAAACCGGCCGCCGCCGTATTGGCCACCGCCGAAACTTGATTGAGCCACACTTGCATGATCCGGGTGGGCCGACCGTCCGAGTCGGCGATGGGGTGCTGGACGATGGTCGCTGGGACCTGCGAGACGCTCACTGCGAACCTCCATCGCCTAACCGCAGATATTCGTCCACCAGCACCCAAGGAATCGGGTCGGTAACGCCGGTTTCATAAATCCTGTAGCGGGATTGACCCAATCGTCGCTGAATTGCCCGTGCGGTATATTGACCGGAGTTGCCGACATTTAGAATATGCTCATTCGACCAGGTATTCCCTCGATCATCGCTCCATCGAAGCATTACTTGCGGGGGGCGAGGATCGCCGTTGCCATCGACCAGCACCGGATTCGGCCCAATGTAACCGAAATTCTGCGTTGCGGGGGGTGCGTAAACCTCAGCCGAAACGAGCCCAACAAAAGCGGTTGCCGCAATGCCGGAGCTAGCTGAGGCCCGAATCGCCACCCCGAAACCCGATGCGTCGATATCGTTATAGAGCCACGACAGACCCCAGAGCGATGACTCGATGTCGCCAACGTACTGGATGAAAGGCGCGACACCAAGCGCGAAGGAGAACCCATTCCCGACCAGAGATCCGCCCTTCATCAATTGCCCAAACAGCGTGACGCCAATTGTATTCGCATAAGCCAGAATGCCGATGCGGATGCCCCTGGGTGTTGCCGTGCTGGGCAGGCTCAAGTTGTATTGCGTGAGCTCCAATAACTGCGAATACTGGAGGACTGTCGATACTACCGCGATCCCAGAATCCGCCGTGTCAGCCTGCAGAGGAATGACTGTCGTACCGAATCCGAATAGGGCCTGATCCGCGGAGGGAATAGGCAGGAAAGAGCCCCCGCCCGATTGCGACTCGAGACTGAGTCCGTTGAGAGTGGTGTAGTCCGCGACCTGCGAGAAATCGAAAGTATTGCCGACAGCCGGGGGCACCGAACTAAACGTGACCAGCACGAAATAGTTCAAGGGCCGCAGCGGAAGGCCCATATTCGTGGAGAACGCTCGCACGGAGGTCACGGTGAGCGATGTTCCATTCAGATCGGCAGACGTATAGCCACCCGTGGTGGCATTTGCCGGGTTGTTCCACGCCGCGCCGCCAGGAGAAGAATTGTTGACTGCCAAATTAGGCTGGTTTGGCCCGTAGAGAAACCCCGCATAATCCGGCAAATCGGATGGAATCACGGCGTTCAGATTGCCCATGTCGAAATCGAGAGTCAGATCGCGATGATAAACGCGCTGCATCTCATCGATGATGATCGGCGTTCTGCGCAATCGCCGGATGAGCGCGCCGTTGTCGGTGAAATTGTTGGCGCTGAGAGTATAGAGAGTCCCGGTGCTCCAATCTCCTACTAAATGGCGATTGAAGGCCCACACGTGATTCCAACTCAGATGGGGCCCCCATGCCGATGTTGTACTGTTCCACGTGGCGCGCTTGTGCCATTGACTTTCGTCCACGTCATAGCACCATGACCACTGCGCGCCGGGAATATACAGCACCCAGAACAGATGGCCGCGATCCTGATACGAATAGGAGACCATGCTTGCAATCGTGGGGTACGAAATCAAGTCGGCTTCGACAGCAAAGTTAGACATCCGTACCGGGGTATAGCCATTCGAGCGCCAAGCCATGCGGGCCCCGCGCTCATCTTCGCCGACCCAGAAAAGCGAGTTGTCGAGCCGCGCCACGGAGAAGGTAGCCGCGCACCCCGTTTCGATGAGGGCTCCGGGGACGATATCGAAAACTTCCGCGCTGCCGGTGTCTTGGTAGACCTGCGTATGGTGCTCGCCGAAGACCCATAGCTCGCCGTGGTTCGTTTCGATGGAAACAATATTCTCGGGAAATACCGAGACCTCATTCACAAGTTGTCCGGGCCAGGTCGTGCCGTCCAGCACCTGTGAAAGCTGAAACTTGTTGCTGTTCTGAAACGTCACTTCGAAGTAGGTATCGGAAGACGTTACCTTGACCGGCACACCTCCCAAGAAAGACGATACATTCACGAAATCGTTGGTCGCGAGCGTGTAGCAATAAGCGTTCCCTCCCGCGACGACCAGCACCTGGAGCCCGTTGTAGGCCAGAGACGCCGGCCTTGTGTCCCCAGTGACCCCGCCGCGCACAATCTGCGAACTGGAGGGCAAAATCTCCAAAAAGCTATTCCCGGAGACGGCAAAGAGCCTATCGCCCGCAACAATACTCCCATTTACCGTTGCGCCGCCTAGATTCGCGAATACTGAGAGTCCCGGCGTATAGAAAAAGCTCTTGAGACCGCCCGCATTCTTGCCGCCGTAAGCGCTGGTGGGAACAATGGAGCCCTGAGACTCGACCGTCTGCTGATACCAGTTGATCGTCTCTTCGTCCGCTACTGCCGTCGAGGGAACGGTGTAAGATCCGCCAATGGCGCCGATTCGCATTAGTAGGGCAATCCAAACATGTCGGCCTTCCAGTTGTAGCCGGCAGGGCTCGGAATCAAATCAGACTGCATCTCCATGTCCGGCGCGTTCATCGTCTTCAATGTCGCTAGCGATTGAATAGCCTGGGCTTGCACGCTCTCCGGGACGGACGTAGAATACTCTGGGGCTAGATCTGCAGCGAGATTGAAACGCAATGCCTTCGCATATCCGGGCGGGAATGCAATCGAAGTGGAAAGCGCAACCGGGGAGGAAAGCGCCTCCCAGCTATAAATGCGGAAGTTGCTGATCTGCGTCGGAATCGGCCACATGTTCAGGGTTCGCAGCGGGTATCCGCCATCGTCATAGCAGACCTGGGGAAACGTCCCATTGACGTTCTTGACGGGGACTTTCTGCTGCCAGTCCGTGACGGAATACATATCGACGGGAAGCTCAATCGGCGTGCTGGGATTGGGCTGCAGCAGAATCACACTCATCTGATCGATGCGGGCGGGCCGGGCGGTATCGAAAGTTCCGGTCGGGCCCAACGTATATACCTGCTGCCCTATCACGAGCGGGAAGTCCTGCGATCCAGTTGTAAATATGGTCAACCGCTCGGCATTCCAACTATCGATCAAGTCTTGCAGCACGGCGAGCGCATCGTTCGCGTCGCCAATCGCCAGCGTCTCGCCCGCGGCGAGCACGCCGATCAGCCGCAAAGAACTGCTGATGAGCGTTAGTGCGGCCTGAGCCATCTATCTCCCCGGTTTCGTTTGTTGCTGAGCGCGCTTCTCGTTCAGCATCGCCAGTTGGAGGCAGATTTCCCGCAACCAAGCATTCGTGCTCAGATCGGGTGCCTGTTTCGCCTTGAGTTCTTCGAGCGTCATGCTGCTAACGACCCTCCCGGCTGCCTGAGCAGGAATTGATGCAAATTTCCCTTGTAAACCTTCTCCCCCGCGTGGTGGTCGATGCTCAAATCCGGCACCAACCAGATTGGCCCACATTTGTCCCGCCAGCGGCGCGCAAATGAGTAATCTTCGCCCCACCACAGCCGGTCGTGCACACCGTGGTTAAACAAATCGATGGAAAGGTGATACATCGGGCCATAGCAAAGCTCGGGATAGGCAACCATGAACTCGTCGACGCCCTTGTTGGTCACTTTGAGGAAGCCTGCAGGGATAAGTTTCGCGCTGATTGCTCCATCCGATTCCCGCACCTTGGGCGTGAAATCGCTATTCACTTCCCACGAGCCCATATAGAACTCTGGCGTGGGGCCGTCCTCCGTCTTGCAGCGATAGGTGCCCGAAACGACATCGCCCTCCGTCTCGATCAGCTTGAGCAGGTCTTCCGGTCGCCAAGACACGTCATAATCGAGGAACACAACGACCTGAGCATTGGCGTCCAGAGCTGCGCGGAGCATATTAGCCCGTGCGGCGCTGATATATTGGCATGCGATCTGCTGAGCATAGCCGTGCTCCCAGCCCGCAGCTTCGATCAACGGAAGCGAGGCCTTCAGCGACTCGACATAAGGCGCTGTCGGCCCCGCCAACGATGGTGTGCAGAAGACTATTTTCTTCTTATCCAACTTAGTGTGTTGCCCAAATGCCGAGAGCCTGCAAGGTGGCTGTCACTTCCACAATCCATGCAGTCAGGCTGGCCGCAATGGTAATGTTCGAAGAAACGGACACGACAGAGGCCGCATTCTGGGTGATAGACGCGCGCTGCGCGACGGGAGTGGCCCCGTAAAGACTCACGAGGTCGGTTGCCGACTGGCCAAGGGCCGTGCCGGAACTATTGAGGTCACTGAGTTGCTTGCCAATTGCCATAGCTTGTCTCCATTTTCATCGGAATGTGAAGCGGAGCTATCGTTGCCGACAGCCCCGAATGGTTACTGTGAGATGAGCCGGCAAGCCAGCTGCGGGCGCAGCGTCTTATAGCCATAGAGCACATCGATGCGGCACGGCACTTTGTCGTTCGTGATGTCGTACTGGCGAGCAATGCGCATCGAAATGCCGTCCATGACCTGGCGAGTTCCCCATGCGCCAAACTTCGACACATCGATCAAATCAGCAGTGACGAAGGCGAACGCTTCCTTGTGGAAGAGGACCGACTGCGAGTAGAGCGCCGACGCGCCGCCACCGATCTTCACGATTGCCGAATTATTGGCGGCGCCGTTGCTCACATTCTGAGCCGCCCCGGTCGCCACGATTGCAGGCGAGATCGCGAGGGTCGTCGCGCTGGCGCCGGAGTTGGCCGTGATGACGAATGGTTGTAGAAAGGTGCGCTGCGCCTTCGATTCAGGATCGACCGCATACACGCCCGCGATGGTGATGATGTCGCCTTTGAGGAATGTGGTCGTGCCGGTCTGGACAATGATGCTAGACCCGGTCTGCGCGGTCGCCGCATTAGTCGTGTAACCCGTGGTGGCGGCTGCAGTTCCGGATTGGAACGCCGGAATGACGGTGCTCTCATAGGTTGAGAAATTCGACACCTTGCCGATTCGACCGCTCAAATACATCTTGGACACGGTTTCCTGGGGGTTGAAGTTGCCCTTTACGGCGTCCAGATAGGAAGGCACTTGGTTTGAGCTGATGAGTCCCACACGCTCGCCGTCGTCGGGAGCAAGAGAAAGATTCAGCACCTTGCGAGCGTTGGCGAAATCCTTGTAGGTCATCGGGTTGGCGTTGTCGTCGACGTTATTGGCCACATCGAGCACCATGTTCAGAG